TGCAATGGTTAGTTGATACGACAGAAAAGTTTTGTAAAGACAAGGCAGTATATAATGCAATCATTAGTGGTATACAAATCATTGATGGAAAAGATAAACAACATACTGCTGAAGCAATTCCAAGTATTCTAACAGAAGCACTTGCAGTTGCATTTGACCAAAATGTAGGACATGATTATGTCGAAAATGGTAAAGAACGATTTGAGTTCTACCATAAAAAAGAGGAAAGGATGGAGTTTGACCTTGATTATTTTAACAAAATAACTAAGGGTGGACTACCACAAAAAACACTAAACATTGCACTTGCTGGAACTGGTGTGGGTAAATCGTTGTTCATGTGTCACATGGCTGCGTCTACACTTATGCAAGGTAAAAATGTTTTGTACATAACAATGGAGATGGCAGAAGAACGTATTGCAGAAAGAATTGATGCGAATCTAATGAATATAACTATGGATGAATTGCATGAATTACCTAAGAAAATGTTTACTGATCGTCTTTCAAAAATACAAAAAAAGACCAATGGAAAGTTAATTATCAAAGAATATCCAACTGCGTCTGCCCATACTGGACACTTTCGTAGTTTGATAAAAGAACTTGCACTCAAGAAGTCATTTAAACCAGATATTATTTTTATTGATTATTTGAATATATGTGCATCATCAAGATTTAAGGGAAACGCAAATGTTGGTTCTTACTTTTATATCAAAGCGATTGCAGAAGAACTTAGGGGCCTTGCAGTTGAAAATATTGTTCCTATTATGTCAGCGACACAAACTACTAGAAGTGGATTTTCGTCAAGCGACATTGGGTTGGAAGATACATCAGAAAGTTTTGGTTTGCCTGCTACGGCTGACCTTATGTTTGCACTCATTTCTACAGAGGAACTAGAAGATTTAAATCAAATAATGGTGAAACAATTGAAGAATAGATATAATGATCCTAGTATGAATAAAAGATTCATTCTTGGTATAGACAGAGCCAGAATGAAATTATATGATTGTGAACAAGAAGCACAAAAGGATATAGTAGATAGTGGACAAGAGAACTCTGATAACAAAACTTTCGGATTGGGTCTTGGGAAGAGTAAGACCTATGACAAATTCACAGACATCAAGGTATAGAAAAGTGGAATATTTTATACAAGAAAATGGTACTGGTTGGAATGTAGTTGAATACCCAACTAATGATGTTGTCAGAACATTTCGTTCTAAAACAGAAGCAGACAGAGTTGCAAAAGAAATATCTAGGATTAGACCTTTTGGAAATAGTACTATTCCAGATTTTTTAAAGGATAGTGTTGACACAGTAGAATAATCATGTTATATAAATAGTATAAACTTTTTGTATAAATGGAAACTGTGTAACATGGCTAGAAATTTTTATCGTCAACTCCAACCTATCTGTGAGTCTAATAAAAAAACTTTATCAGAAGCAAAAGTACCAAAAGGTGCTGAATTTGAAAATATTATATGTGTTGCATATAATATGAAATCTTTAAATCAAACTAAAGAACAATCAATTTCTTCAGCTGAAACTAACTGGAAACCTTTGTATGACGAATGGTTAGATGTTGGTAATGAAATTGTTAAAAATTCATTTCTTAACACTACAGGAACTATGAAACACTTTGGTTCAGATAGTGCAACATTGAATCCTAAATGGGATTCTTACTTTATTAAAACTACAGGAAAATCAGCTGGTGCAACCACAAGAACTCCAAAAACAGATATGTATATTGGTAATCAACATATTAGTTTAAAAAAATATGGTGGTTCACAATTAATGTCTGGTGGAAAAGCTGAAACTCTTGCTACTCTTGCAGCTGCATATGATAATTTACCTTCTAATATAAAATCTAAAAAACTTGATGAATCTTGGAAATCTTTAACAAACAAAATAGAAAAAGAATTTGTAAAGTTTAAATTACCAGCAGGAAAAAGAATTAATGATTTTAAAACTGCAATTAAAAATGGAGTTGATGATGATTTAACAAATTTTGTAAAAGATAGATTGATTGGCCAAAAAGAACTTACTAATGCATTATCAGAACTTCTTAGTACAAAAGAAGTTAATAGAGAGGTTGTTCGTGAAGCTATGACAGGCAATCAAAAATTTAAAGAACCTCTTCCAAAAGCAAACTATATTTTAAAATTTGATGAAAAGGGTAAATCTAACTATGTAAAAATAGATGAAAAATATGTTGATTATGTTGCTTCACAAACTTCATTTAACATATCATTTAAAACTGCTGGTACAGGTAAGGGTGCTTGGACAGCTACTAAAGGTATATTTAAAGAAGCATATGATTATGCTCAAACAGAATGTATTAATGAAGGATTATTTGACAAAGTAAAATCTGGAGTAAAGAGTGGAATTAATTTTTTAAAAAATATACTTAAAAAAATGTTATTTTTTATTTGGAATAAATTCAAAAATTTATTAGTATCTGGTATAGATAAAGTTCAAGAGTTATTAGGGGTGAAAATGGATGTGTCAGGTGGTAATCCAAAGGTAAATTTCTAATGATTAAATTTAGTAATTTTTTAACTGAAGATAAGGCTGGTAAGAATTTACATCTAGAACATATCGAAGATGAAATTCTAAACTTTGGTGTGCCTGGTGGTAGAGCTGCAATCAACTTTGTTCAATCACTAAGGGATATGTTATCTGGTTCTTCAAGATCATCAGTCAATATGACAGTCAAATGGGATGGTGCGCCTGCAATCTTTGCTGGTACAGATCCTAGTGATGGTAAATTCTTTGTTGCAAAGAAATCAGTATTCAATGTTAATCCAAAATTATATAAGACAAATGCAGAAGTAGATGCAGATGTATCTGGAGATTTAAATGCAAAATTCAAAGTCGCACTTGCAGAGTTCTCAAAACTTGGAATCAAAGGAGTCCTACAAGGAGATCTCATGTACACCTCAAATGATTTATCGAAAGAAACTATTGAGGGGATATCATATTACACTTTCCAGCCTAACACTATTGTTTACGCTGTTTCTATTGACAGCACTTTAGGTAAGGTTATAAAAAGTTCTAAGATAGGAGTTGTATGGCATACAACATATACAGGAGATAATCTACAGGATATGAAAGCTTCTTTTGGTGCAAACATAAGTGGTCTTAAATCTATATCAAGTGTTTGGATGGATGATGCAACGTATAAAGATGTATCTGGTAAAGCAACAATGACAGCAAAAGAAACTGCATCAGTTACCAAGTCATTATCAAATGCTGGTTCTATGTTCCAAAAAATAAACTCATCTATGTTAAGTAAGTTTTTAAATATACAAAATACATTTACTGGTAATCTATCTGGTGCATCTTTGAAAACATATAATAATAGTAAAGTACGACAGGGTAAACCTGTATCAAATCCAAAATCTCATGCACAAGGATATGTAAGTTGGGTAGAAGATACGTTTCAAAAACAAATTGACAAATTGAAAACACAATCAAGAAAAGATGCACTAGAGAATAAAAAGAAAGAAATAGCTCGTGAATTGCAAAAACATACTTCCAATCTTACAAATGTGATCGCATTTCAAAATAATATAGTAGAAGCAAAGATGGGAATTGTAAAGAAACTAAATACTGTTAAAGGGTTAACTAACACTTTTATCAAAACTGCAAACGGATTCAAAGTAACAAATCCAGAAGGATATGTTGCAATAGATAGAATTTCTGGTAATGCAGTTAAACTTGTTGATAGAATGGAGTTTAGTTTTAATAACTTTACTGCAATAAAGGCTTGGGATAAATGAAAACATATGAAGAGTTAATGTACGAATTAGAAGAAAGAAAAGCGATGAGCGTTCTTCAAAGACGTAAGATGGGTATTCGTATGAGAAAGATGATGAAGAACCCAGCCGTTCAAGCAAAGATTGCAAGAGCAAAAAAGAAACTTGCTCCAGATTCAAAAATTTTACAACGTGCAAATAAAGCTGCAAAACAAATTATTATTAGAAAATTTGCTGGTCTACAACCAAATGAATATGCAAATTTATCTATGATGCAAAGACAAGTAATAGATGATAAAATTGTTTCAAAGAAGTCTGGTGCAATTAAAAAAATTGCAAAAAGATTAATTGTTAAGTTGAAGAAAGCAGAACTAGAAAGATTGAAGAAAGCAAGAGAGGTTGGAAACCAATGAAGAAGTTTTTAGACATTGCAGAAGCTAGAGGAGATACTGCTGTCTTTACTTTTGGTAGATTCAATCCACCAACTATAGGACATGAAAAGTTATTAGATAAAGTTGCATCTGTCGCTAAGAGTAATCCAGGCGCACCTTATTATATCTTTGCATCCCATTCAGAAAACCCAAAGAAAGATCCATTACCATACGTGAAAAAAGTTGCATATATGAAAAAGATGTTCTCAAAACATTCTAGGAATATAACAACAAGTAGAAATAGAAATGTATTTGAACTTGCTGTAACACTTCACAATAAAGGACATAAAGCAATTGTGATGGTTGTTGGTTCTGATAGAGTTACAGAGTTTGACAAACTACTAAACAAATATAATGGTGTTGAAGGTAGACATGGTTACTATGGATTTGACAATATAGAAGTTGTATCTGCTGGAGAAAGAGATCCAGATGCAGAAGGTGTATCTGGAATGTCTGCATCAAAAATGAGAGCAGCTGCATCATCAAATGATTATGATACTTTTAAATTGGGGTTACCTAAGAACTTTAATAATGGAATGTCTTTATTTAAAGATGTTCGTAAGTTTATGGGTATTCGTGAGTCTTTTATCGAACATCAAGTTAATATGACAGAAGAAGATGTTATTCGTGATATGTATGTAGAAAATAAAATATTCTGTACTGGAGATATTGTAGAAGATGAATATAGTGGTGTATCTGGTGCAATAGTTCGTAGAGGAACAAACTATCTTGTATTTGCAGAAAGTGATGGTACAACACATAAGAGATGGTTATATGAAGTACGAAAAGTAAAACAAGATAAAGATGTAGAAGATATGAAAGGTACTCAACCAGCAAAGTATTATGCAAAAGATGCTGACGGCGATAAAATGTCTAAGTCTACAAAGGATGCAAGAGCAAGACATTTTGCAAAGGGTGACTCCAGAAAACCAGCTCCAGGCGATGCAGATGCAGATACTAAACCATCAAAGTACACCAAGAAGTTCAAACAGATGTATGGTGAAGAAGATGTAAAAAAAGAAAATTTGAAAAAAGTATATCAAAGAGCATATACTAATATAGTAAAAGACTATACTGATATGGTAAAACAAGGAAAAGGTAAACATAGTAATTCTTTTTATTTGTCAAGAGCTGCAATGAATTATGGTTTTGATAGTATTAAACCTATTAAAGATTATATAAACTCTCTTGTCAAATCAAATGAACTACCAAAAGAATTATCAGCAGAAAAAGAAAAATTTGATGAGGAAATAGATATGGTAAAAACATTCCAACAATTTCAGTTAGATGAAAAAATTGAAGGTCTTGTAAATAAATCTGACCAAACTGGTGTTCCATACTCTATACTTAAAAAAAGTTATGATAGAGGAATGGCCGCATGGAAAGGTGGTCATAGGCCAGGTGCAAGTCAACAACAATGGGCGTTTGCAAGAGTCAACTCTATGTTAACTGGTGGAAAAGCAGATCCAGATTTACAAAAACAAATTCGTGCTGGTGGATATAAGAAGAAAAAGAAATCAAAGAAAGAAGATTTTCAAGAAGAAGATCCATGTTGGGATACTCATAAACAAGTGGGTATGAAAAAGAAAAATGGAAAAATGGTGCCTAATTGTGTACCAAAAGAAGAAAAAGTAATATCTTTTAAAGAACACGTTTCTAAATCTTTATATGACCATGCAATTATGGAATCAGAATATCAAGGACGTAAAGTAAAATTAAATGATCCTTTTAGATTACCATCTGGAAGTAAAAAGAAGTTTGGTGTATATGTAAAGAATGATAAGGGTAATATTGTAAAAGTTACTTTTGGTGATCCAAACATGGGAATAAATAGAGATGATCCAGCTGCAAGAAAATCTTTTCGTGCAAGGCATCAATGTGATACAAATCCAGGCCCAAAGTGGAAAGCAAGATATTGGAGTTGTTATCAATGGAGAGCTGGTTCAAAGGTAGATAACTAGGGGTATTTAAATGGGAAAAGCAAGGAATAGAGCTGAACGTACTGGAAGTATGGATGTTGTCATTGGTACTACTAAGTTGGTGCCAGATTCATCTGGTGATTTGGAAGTAAAAGATACTAGTAATAATAGAAAAAAAATTATTGCGTCAGAACTAAAACTTGGATCTGGTAATGATGTTGTTATTATCAAAAGAAATTCTAGTACAGGAGCAGCTCAATTTCAATCTTCATCTGATGGTGGAAGTAGTACAACTGAACAATCAATAGGTGGTGCTGGAACTGTAACTAATGCATCTGATCTTCCTATTACTGGAAATCAAGCTGGTGATTTAAAACTTGTTACTTCAACCAATAATCTAATGATTCACAATGGTTCTGGTTGGTATAAAATAGCTACCATAACTAATGCATCACCTACAATATCTTCTGCTGGTAATGCAAGTTATGCTTTTGCATTGGATGGAACTCCAGTTTCTATAGAAATTGTTGCATCAGATCCAGAAGGTGCTGCGTTACAATACAAATACCAAGTTACAACTGGATCATTAGGTTCAACTGCAGCTGTAACAAATAGTGCAACATCTGGTGGTACGTACTCGGCGCTTGCAGCTAATACTCTTAGTAATAATAGATTTTTTAAAGTTACGCCTAGTACAAATAATGCTCATGCTGGTTCATTCGCAATCACATTTTCTGTAACTGATGGTATTAATACTGCAAACTCAAGTGCATCTTCATTCACATTAGTATTTGAAACTTTTGGATCTACTTCCATGCAGTTAAATGCAGCTTATAACACTGCTGGTACTGATCATATAGAAGTTGCATCACATTCTGATTTTACTTTAGGAACTAATAATTTTACAATTGAAGGTTGGTTTTTTATGGAAGGGCCGGCTTCAAATCACGATTATCCAGGCAGTCAAACAGGACATAGGGGTTCTGTTGGATATACTCCCCACCTTTTTGATTTTAGAGAATTAGATGGAGCATACTCTAATAAAAGAGCACCTATGGTATATATTGGTGGTGCTGGTGGAAATAATGCTCAGGCTGGTAGTAAAACATTTCGATATCATGTTACTGGATCTGATCGCATTACAAGTTCTGTCAAGTTTCCAGAAATAGAAAATCAATGGTTTCATTTTGCTATTGTTAGAAATTCTGGAACGACAACTATGTATATTGACGGCGTATCTGAAGGTACGTGGTCTGACAGTACAAATTATGATGAAATAGATAAGTTGTGGATAGGTAGACATGGTTACAGTGCAAATCATAACTTTCTTGGATGGATTTCAAACTTTAGAATAGTTAATGGTACTGCTGTATATACTGCTAACTTCACACCCCCAACTGCACCTCTTACTGCAATTGCAAATACAAAGTTATTAACTTGTACTAAACCAGATGCAGTAGACGATAGGAGTCCTACTGGTCACACAATAACAAAAGTTGGTAGTGCTACTCATGCAGCTTTTAATCCATTTCCTTGGGCTACTACTGGTTATGGTTCATTATTTTTTGATAAAAATAATGATAATCTTACATATGAAGCTGGTGGTGGTAATGCAGTAACAGGTATGACCGCTCTTACAGATCTTACAGTAGAACTTTGGGTCTATCATTTTGCTGGACATAGTGATGATACTACAGATCCTAGTGCTGAAGAAGTTTATGTTCATTTTACCGATAACCTTTATGGCGGTCAACAAATGACATTTGGAAGATATAGAGCTTCAAGTTCTACTTGTCCAATGTACGTTAGTACACATGGTAACCCTTGGCAAAATGTTGTTAAAACAGATAATGCAGCCCATGATGTAAATCGTGGTGCTTGGTATCATCTTGCTTGGGTAAAACAAGGTACTAATTTAAGAATGTATAAAAATGGCAATAACGTAGAAGGAAATAATGGCACTTCAAGTACAAGTGCTCTTGCAACATTAAGAGTAGGTGAAATTCATATTGGTGAAACTTCTGGTGCTTCTTATGATATGTTAGGTTATATGTCAAATCTTAGAATTTCTAATAATGCAAGATATACTTCTGATTTTACTCCATCAACGACACCATTTTCTAATGATAGTAATACAATATTATTAACTTGTCAAAACTCTGTACCAGCCAAAACTACAAATGGTGCATATCATTTTACAACCACTTCATCAAGGTTGTTAGCAGAGAGTGCAGATTTTAACCTTGCAAGTAGTACACCATTTACTATAGAATATTGGTATCAACTTAAAAGTGGAACAAGTAATAGTGACTATATGTTTAGTACTGGTACAGGCGGTTTTATACAATTGTATTTAATAAGTGGTAACATAAAAGGATATGCCTCTAACATGGGTGGTTACTGGGTTGATTTGGGTTCTGGTGTTGGGCGTACCGAAGATGTTTGGTATCATGTTGCCATTACTGGCGATGGCTCTGGAAACACGAAGGTTTACCTTGATGGCACACAAAAGGGAAGCACACACAATGGAAGTTGGGCTGTTACTGGTGGCAAAATAAGAATTAATGGCTATGCAGGTTCTGGATATACAAGTACAGGTATGGTGGCTTACTTTTCTGATTTTAGAATAGTTAATGGAACACAAGTTTATTCTGGTAACTTTACTCGTCCTTCTGGGGCACTTACAACCACAGGTGGTACATATCCATCTAATACTAATGTTAATACTTCTATAACTGCATCTCATACAAAATTATTAACCTGTCAAAACTCATCTGGTGCTTTAGTTGATAACTCTGCTAGTAACCATACTTTGACTATGGATGGAACAGTTACACCAATAGCAGGGGTAGAAAAAATAGCGCCTGAAGCAAGTTCAAATAGTTTTGACCTAACAGTAAATGGTGATGTACGTAATGTTAAATATTGGCCGTTTAGTTATAATGGATAATTCATTCTATGTTAAAGGAAAATAATAAATGAGTATAGCAAGAGATAGAGCAAATAGATCTGGAACAGATCCTTTACAGATTGATAATACAAAATTAGTTACGGACTCTGGTGATTTAAAAGTTCAAGATGCTAGTGGTAATGAAAAGAAACTTATAGCAGATGAAATTCATGTAGGAACTGGTGCAGATAAAGTTATCCTAAAAAGAGATTCCTCTACTGGTAAAGTTGCAATTCAAACACAAGCAGCTGGTGAAGCTGCAGAAGGTGGTACTGTCGCAAGTACAACTGTTTATGCAACTACAGCTCTTTTACCAACAAATCCAACTGATGGTCAACAAGCTCTAGTTACTGCAAATAATTTTATGTTTATTGCAAAATCTAATGGTTGGTATAAAATAGCAGAAATTACTAATACTACTCCTAGTGTTACTTCTGCTGGTAATGCAACTTATCAGTTTTTAACTGATGGAACTCCAGTTTCTATAGAAATTACTGCTACAGACGCAGAGGTTGGTACTGCATTACAATATAAGTATGTAGTAAGTTCTGGTTCAATAGGTTCATCTGCAACTGTTACATCAAGTGCAACATCTGGTGGAACTTATAGTGCATTGGCCGCTAATACTCTTACCACAAACAAATTTTTTAAAGTGACGCCTAGTACAAATACTGCTCACGCTGGTACTTTTAGTTTAACCTTCTCAGCATCTGATGGTGTTGCAGTTGGAACTTCTAGTGCATCCGAATTTACTTTACAATTTCAAGTGGCTGGATCATATATTTTTGACGGAACTGGCGATTATATATCAACTCCAGATAGTGATGATTGGTATTTTGGTACTGGAGATTTTACTTTAGAGGCATGGATTTATTCTGAAAATATTTCTGGAAACCACCCTGTTATATCTCAATGGAACGTAGGTGGAGCAGCTGCAGCTAATTCTTGGGTTATTCAAACAGTTGGTAGTAACTTAAATTTTTATAGTGTGTCTGGTGGAACAAATATGACAAGTCATACTGGTACAATAGCACTATCGACTAATAAGTGGTATCATGTTGCTATACAAAGATCCAGTGGAACTATAAAATCATACATAAACGGCGTTGAAGATTTTTCTGTTAGTAATAGTACCGATTTTAATAATTCATCTACAGCTCTAACGATTGGGGCAGTAAGTTTAGGCGCTACGCCAAAGTATTGGGATGGTTATATTTCAAACGCAAGAATTGTAAAAGGGTCTGCTGTTTATACAGCATCAGATCCAGGCGGAGCTTCTTCAGCATCTGCTTCTTATGGAATGTTATCAACTCCTGCTTCTCTACCAAGTTGGGGAACTACTTGGACATTGGAAACATGGATATACATTACCAATAGTGCTTCATATAATACATTTTTTCATAACTTTGGTGGATCGAGCAGCTATATTGCTAAAAGAGGTAGTAAATTGGAAGTATATTTGATGGGTGGTTTTTCTGATAGTCCTGGCTCTGGAACATTTCCTTTAAATGAATGGGTTCACATTGCTTTATCTAATAATAGTGGTTCTTTAAAGAATTTTATAAATGGTGTTCAAGTTTCTAGTGGTACTGCTAATACAGCACCTCATAGTGGTGGATCTGGAACACTTAATATGATGGCACAAGGTGGTAATACTTGGCCTACATTTGGTTATATGTCTGACACAAGACTTGTGATTGGTACATCTGTTTATTCTGGTAACTTTACTCCACCCACTGGCCCACTAACTAAAACTGGTGGAACTTATTCTTCTAATACAAATGTAAATACATCATTTCCTGCTGCTCATACTTACTTATTAACAAACCAAACATCTTCTGGAACAACAATAGCAGATAATAGTGATCAAAATTATACTTTGGTTACTGCTGGTGCTCTAACTGGTAGTACAACAAGACCATATTCGGCCACTATTACTGCACCGACTAATGGATTAACTGCTGTAAATAATACTAAACTTTTGGCTCTTACTGAAGCTGAACCAAATAATATAACTAATGGTTCTTATTATTTTGCAGCAACTGACAGAAAAATAACTAGTGCAAGTTCTTCAGATTTTACAATGGGAACTTCTACAGATTTTACTATAGAATTTTGGTATAAAGCAACGACAGTTAATTCAAGTGGATATTGGTTCGACATTGGTTCTAATACTTTTGTTATTCAATATTTTAGTAGTAAAACAAAAATTGGAATATGGAATAGCAGTTTTACTATTCAAGGCCCAAGTAATGTAGGTACTTCCGAAAATGTATGGCATCATTGTGTAGCACAGAGGTCTGGAAGCACTTTTCAATGTTTTATAAATGGTACTTCAATAGGTACAAATTCGACTTCTCACAATTTAAATCAAACTACGATAACGCTTAATAATTATGGTGGTGGTGGTTCATATGGTCATGTAGGTTATTTAAGTGATTTTCGTGTAGTTAAAGGTACAGCGGTTTATAGTGGTAATTTCACTCCACCAAATGGGCCACTCACATTAACTGGTGGTAGTTATCCTTCTAATACAAACGTAAATACTTCTATTCCATCTGGTCACACTAAACTTTTAACTGCTAATCATAGTAGTGGAGCATTTGATGATGATAGTAACTCTAACCATACTTTAACTGCTACTGGTACAGTTACACCATCAGCTGGTATTGAAGGTGCTCCAGTAGATCAAAGTTCATCACCACATACTTTATCTTTACAAGGTAATACTGCTCACAGTTATGTAAGTTCATTTGCACAAGGTTCTGGTGGATCTGCTCTTTTTGGAGAGTATGTTGGTCAGAATAATACTAGTATTGGTACTCTTATTCCAACTGCAAGTAGTGATTTCACTTTGGGTACTGGAGATTATTGTATAGATGGTTGGTTTAAAAATACAATGCCTGTAAATACAAGTACTACTCATAATCAAAGACTTTTTGATTTAGGAGATAATGGTTGTAGAATATTTTTCAAAAATGGAGAGATAAAAGCACAAACTGGATCAAGTACTCAAATGACTTACTCACCTGGCGCTGACTTTGGTACAAATAAATGGCATCATTTTGCTTTACAAAGATCAAGTGGTACTACAAAGTTTTTTCTTGGTGGTGTACAAAGAACTAGTATTTCCGATACTCAAAATCATGCAACTACTGCTTGTAAGATAGGTGGTTATGGTGGTAATGATACTGATAGTTATAAATTTCAAGGTTATATATCTGACTTTAGAGTTGTTAAGGGTGCAACTGCTCATACTATAACATCTGCGTCCTCATATGGAGGCGGTTCTATTACTTTTGATGGAACTGGTGACTATGTAACTGGTGTGGTAACAGCAGCAGGAACTAGTGATTTTACTTTAGAAGCTTGGTTCAATTTTGATGCTACAGGACATAAAGGTATTGTCCATATAGGAGATAATGCATGGGGTACTAATGCTAATGGTATTGGTTTTGCAATAAAACCATCAATAAGTGGTTATCAAATATATTATAATGATACTTACACAAATACTAGTAATCAAGGTAGTATACCAGCTACTGGCACTTGGCATCATGGTGCTATGGTTAGAACAGGTGGAATTACAAAATTATATATTGATGGTGTAGAAACTATATCTGTATCAGATAGTAAAAATTATGCATCAACACACATTATGATTGGTGGATTTTATAATTCATCTCAAGTAATGGATGGAAAAGTTTCAGACGTAAGATATGTTGTCGGAACAGCAGTTTATACTGGAGCTTTTACTCCACCGAATGGAACATTAACCACAACTGGTGGAACTTATTTGGATACAACAAATGTCAATACATCAATACCTTCTGGTCATACTAAACTTTTAACTGCAAATGAAGCTGGTGCAATAAATGATGATAGTGCATCTAGTGTATCTTTAACTGCTGTTGCTGATGCAGCTGCAAATGCGGCGACACCTTTTGTTGACACAATAACATTACCCACATCAAAATCTACTGCGATAACAGGTACTGTATTATTAACTTGTCAACAAAGTACAGGCGATTTTACTGATGCAAGTGCAAGTAATCATGCAATATCACAAGGTGCTACTGGTACAGTACTAGCAACAAGACACCAACCATATTAGGATAGTATAAATACTTAAAAAGGAATAACTATGGGAAAATCAAGAGATAGAGCTACTCGTTCTGGAAGTGATCCAGTAAATATCGGAACATCAAGATTATCTGTTGATTCTGGTAACATAAAAGTTACTGCTCAAGATGGTACAACATTTAAAAAGATTTTTGCAGAAGAAATTCAAGTTGGTTCTGGTAATAATAGAGTTATATTTAAAAGAGGTTCAGATGGAAAAGCTGAATTTCAATCTACAACTGATGGTGGTGGTTCAACATCAAATTTAACAGTAGGTGGTTCTACTACTGTAACTAATCCATCCGATTTACCTATTTCTGGTAATACTGCTGGTGATACAATATTAGTAACATCAACTAATAATTTGATGATCTTTAATGGTTCTGGTTGGTATAAAATAGCTACGATTACAAACGCAAGTCCTACAATTTCATCAGCAGGAAGTGCAACTAATTCTTTTGCAACTGATGGAACAGCAGTTTCTATAGAAATTGTTGCATCAGATCCAGAAGGCGTTTCATTACAATATAAGTATCAAGTTACAACTGGTTCGATTGGAAGTACAGCAACTGTAACAAATAGTGCAACTTCTGGTGGAACTTATAGTGCATTAGCCGCTAATACTTATAGTAATAACAGATTTTTTAAAGTTACGCCCAGTACCAATACAGCCCATGCTGGTACATTTGCAATTACATTTTCTGTAACTGATGGCGTTAATACTGCAAATTCAAGTGCATCTTC